TCTTTGCTTATTTGCTCTTTTATCTCTTCATAACCTAACTCCCACTTGGAATTACAAATCTTTAATATTGTAAAAGTAAAATTTTCTTTACCGTATTTTACAATATCTTCGTTTAGATCTGTAGAAGAACCAGTATATGTCTTCCAGTCTGATTCTTTTATCTCTATTCTATTTCTTGTCTTACCTTTAAGAGGTTTTTTCTTTACCTTCCTACAGCACTGCTTTTTACCAATATAAGTTTTACGATTTACATTGTTTTTAATTTCATAGATAAAGCCAAAAACATCTTCTTCAATGTTTATACCTTCTTTGAGAACCCAGTGACCTAAATTCATATTATCGTTTTTTAGGTTTTCTTTTTAACTTACCTTTTCTGGTATAAATTCCTAATAATTTAGGTATTATAGCCCCGTGTTCCGGTGCATAAAAGTCTTCATTGCCTACTCTTGCTCCACCTCCGCTTGGAGTAGAGTAATCCCCAAACACACCACCAGGTCCGGCCATGTTTTGCTCAAGAAACTTTTTAAAACTTTTCACTGTTGATTATTTAATCATATATAGTAATATAACTAGGTGGACAATCTTACATTATACATTGATGAGCTTAAAAAAGATACAATTGTCAATGAGATAAACTTAAAAGAAAAAGCATTATCCTTACCTGCAATTAAAGCAAAATGGGTAGCAAGATTAATTAATCATAAAAATAATTTAAATAATCTAGAAAGAAAGAAAAGAAATATAATAAGAGATGCTATACCTAAAGTAAGAGAATCTTTACCTGTTAAATTGTCAGATAACTTTATCAAAGAAAAAGTAGAAGATACTACAGAAGTATTCTCTTTGATTAAAGAGATAGAAGAAACAAAATCTTTAATTGATTTCTTAGAACGAACAGAAAAAGTTATTTCTTCTATGAGTTATGATATGTCTAATATCATAAAAATTGTTCAACTTGAAACCCTATGACGGAATTAGATTTTCAAAAACAAAAAGGTATAATTAAGGGAGATCTTTTTAACAAGATAAGAGAATACTTTTCTGAAAAGAATGAAGCTGCTAAGTTCTTGAAAAACAGATACAAATTTATGCCTATGCGTAAGTATGTAATCACTCCAACAGGTAGGTTCTTACCAGGCATTACTCAAGAGATAGTAAACTATATTAAAGAAAATGACCCTAAAGAAAAAGTTATAGTGTCAGAGCACTTAATAGATCATTTAATTCCTTCTAGGATATGGCAAACTTCCCCTTACTATACTGATAATATACTAGATTTAAATTTAAAACTGTACGATTATCAAGAAGATGTTGTTAAAAAATGCGTTCAAACAGGTAGAGGTACTATAATTCTGGCAACTGCAGGTGGTAAGACTCTTATAACTTCGTCTCTAATTAACCACCTTAGAAATACCGTTTACAAAGATAAGATAGATTTTAAATGTGCATTAATAGTACCTTCTCTATCCCTGGTTGAACAGACTATAGATAAATTTCACGAATACGGTGTAAAGTTTACTTTCTCTAAGTGGACAGGTAGCAATCCCCTAAACCTAGCAACTGACGTAATAGTTTGCAACGTGGGTATCTTGCAAAGTAAAAATACAGATACCTCTTTCCTTGAAACTATAGATTTATTAATAGTAGATGAAGTACATATATTAAAGTCAGGTAATAATATTAACAAGATTATAGACACTATTATTACCCCTCATAGATATGGGTTTACAGGTACGCTGCCTGAATCTAAGGTTGATTCATGGAATATAATAGGCAAGATGGGACCACAGCTGTACGAAAGAAAGAGCTATGAACTAAGAAAAGATAATTTTGTTTCAAGTGTACAGATTTCTATTTTGGAAATTTCTTATAAAACTAAACCTGAAGCTAAGATTTTTAATGATGATAGATACAGGTCAGAGCTAGAGTTCTTATTCGTTAACAGTTATAGGAATAAAATTATTAATAAAATTGCGTTTAACGCAAATAATAATATTCTTATTATGGTAGATTTTATTAAGCATGGCGAAAAATTGTATGAAGTACTCAGTGCAAATCTTACCAATAAAGAGGTTTATTTTATTCAGGGAAGTGTTGATACAGATGCGAGAGAGCTAATTAGAAAAAAAATGGAATACAAAAATAATGTTGTATGTATTGCTATTTCAAAAATCTTCGCTACAGGTATTGATATTAAAAACTTACATTATATAATCTTTGCAGGTGGTGGTAAGTCGAAAATAAAAACTCTACAGAGTATTGGTAGAGGATTAAGATTACATAAAGATAAAAAAATACTTCAAATAGTAGACTTACATGACCAACTTCATTACAGTGTAGAACACGGCAATAAACGTATAAAATTTTATGAACAAGAACAAATCCCTTACCAAAAAACCCAAATTAAGGAATAACAAAGAAGAAAATATCTCTATCCTAGGGGTAGACGATATTATGAAAAGCTTAAAGGAAGCTAAAGCTTCTGCACCAGTGGTAAGTGAAACTGTAGAGCCAGTGGTCGTTACTGCAGCTGTAAGCGATGAGCCACCAAAGAAGCGTAAAAAGAAAAAATCAGCAGAAGAAAAGGAACATTACGTTAACGGTAGAGAGTTTGAAGATGCTATTACTGTATATTATGATACAAACATAATAACAAACTATCTAGGTGATAGCTTAAGGAAGATAGCGTGTGGTTTATCTTACGCGCCTAACTTTATCAATTACTCTTTTAAGGAGGATATGATCGGAGATGCAATTGTTAAAATGTATCAAGCTCTTAAACATAAAAAATTTAAACTAAATCATGGTTTTTCACCTTTTAGTTACTTTACTACTATTGCATTTCATGCTTTTATTAGTAGAATTAAAAAGGAAAAGAAACATTATCAAGTAATGGAAGATTATAAAGAAAGACAATACAACTCTCTAATAAACAGTGATGAGGAAATGAATTCGCATAAAATTTATACTAAACCAACAAGCTATGACCATGATATTTTTAGTGATTCTTAATTAAATGTCTAAAAATAACTACGCACTTTTTACAGACCTACATTTAGGTGTACATCAAAATAGTTCTGCTTGGCATAAAATTGCCCTCGACTGGGCAGATTGGTTTATTAATGAATTAAATTCTAAAAAAATTAATAAAATTATCTTCACGGGTGATTTTTTTCATTCAAGATCTGAAATTTCGGTAAATACAATCCATACTGCTGCAGAATTTTTAAATAAATTTAAAGATTTTGAAATACTCATGATACCTGGTAATCATGACTGCTATTATAAGGATAAAGCAAACGTTCATTCACTCTCTATCCTGCAGGGGTATAATAATGTTACTATTTTTGATAGAGTTACTACAAAAAATATAGGCAATCATAGTGTTACTTTCTGCCCTTGGGGTTTTGATGAAAGTAATATACCTAAAGGTAGTGTTATTTTCGGTCATTTCGAGATAGAGACTTTTAGAATGAATGCTCACAAGTTATGTGAGAAAGGAGTTAAGCCAAAAGACCTACTAAAGAGTTCTCCTCTTATCTTTTCTGGCCACTTCCATTTAAATGAGGAGAGAGAATATGATGAGGGTAAGATCATTTATGTGGGTAGTCCTTTTCAATTAGACTTTGGAGAAAGAGAATGTAAAAAAGGTTATTACGTCTTAAATTTTGATGAAGAAATAAAATACTCTTTTTACGAAAATAATATATCACCTATACATAAAAAAATTCTTATATCTGAAATACAAGAAGATAATAAAGTAAAAGATTTTTATAGGAATAATTTTATAAAAATTGTAATAGATAAACACGTAGATCAAAAATTTTTAGATGACGTTATTGATATTTGTAGTAGTCATAATCCTCTGTCTTTAATAATAGATCCGCTAGTAAATTATAGTGTTTCTATAGAAGAAAGTGATTGTGATTTTTCAGGGGTGGATGTCTCTAAAGCAATAGTAGAATTTGTTAATATGTTAGATATTGAAGAAAAGGAAGAGGTAATTAAACATACATTATTTTTATATAATCAAGTAAAATGACTAAATTTGTAAACTTTGAAAAAATTATAATAGAGAATTTTCTCTCTATAGGTAAAAAGCCGGTAGAAATTGACTTGAGACCAGGTCTGCACATTATTACTGGCTCTAATAAAGATCAGTCTGACAGGAGAAACGGTATAGGTAAAAGTACTATATTGGATGGTCTCTGTTTTGTGTTATTTGGAAGTACTTTAAGAGAGCTTAAAAAAGAGTTTATTATTAATAATATTACTAAAAAGACTCCCAAGGTATCTCTATTTTTTAATATACAAGAAAATAATATTACAAAAAGATATGAGCTATATAGAACAATAGAACCTAGTAAATGCTTCCTGTATGAAGATGGTATAGATATTACAAGGGACTCTATGGTTAATACTACAGAGTACGTTCAAAATATATTGAAATTATCCCCAGAGGTATTTCAAAACTGTATAGCCATGACACTTAATAATACTGTACCTTTCATGGCTAAAAAGAAAGTCGAGAAAAGAAAATTTATTGAAAGTATTTTTAATTTAGAAGTCTTTAGTAACATGAATAGCAATCTCAAGCAAGAAATGCAAGAGACGAAAAAAGATTTTGACATTAAAAACGCTAAATTTGATGAAATTAAAAAACATTATAATAACCTAATAGAGCAATCTTCTAACAAAGAAAAAGAAAAGAAAAGAAGAAAAGAGACCTTACACGAGAGGAAAGAGAGTACTGTAAATGACTTAGAACAAACAAAGAAATTAATAGGTAGCATTCATGATTTGGATATTACAGAAATCCAAAATAAGATAAAATACGCTAGTGATAAGCAGGAAGAGTTATTGGCAAAAATTAATAAAACCGGTAGAGAGATTACGTCTATTGAAACAAAGAGAGACTACGTTAAGATGTCTCTCACGAAGATTGGTACTGATAAAGATATTTGCCCTGTATGTTTAAAACCAGTAACAGAACTAGATAAGAATCACATAGTTGAAAAGAAAAAAATTCTTAAAGATGAAATAAAAGAATATAATGATAGCATTGCTGAACTAGAAAGTAAACTATCTCTATACGAAGAATCTAAAATAAAATTAGATAGTGCATTGTCTAAGCTTAAAGAAATTGTCAATAGACAGAAATTACAAGCACAACAGAAGGTGCATCTTATACAAAAAGAAAAAGATCTTCTCGTTTATATAGAAACTATTGATAAAGATATAGAAGACCTCGAGAAAACAAACAATGACCTGACTAGCGCTATTGATGTTTTAAAGGAAAAAGTAGATAACGTTGACTTGCAAATTAAAAAAGACAAGCATAATTTAAATATTTTAGATTTAGTAAAGTTCGTCTTAGGTGAGGATGGGGTAAGAAGTTATATTGTTAAGAAAATATTAGCTTTGTTTAATAATAAGCTTAGTGGATACTTAAGAAAATTAAATTCAAATGCTTTTATTAAATTTGACGAATACTTCGAAGAGACTATTGTCAATAATAAAGGTGTAGAGATGAGTTACTTTAATTTTAGCGGTGCAGAAAAGAAAGTTATTGATCTAGCTATAATGTTTACTTTTATAGAAATGTTAAGATTGCAGAGTAATATTTCTTATAACGTGCAATTTTATGACGAGCTTCTTGATACTAGTCTTGATGAAGCAGGGGTAGAGATGGTTGTTAATCTGCTTACTGAATTAGTACAAACAAAAAATTATGGAATTTATGTTATATCTCACAGAAAAGAATGCTCTAAGTTAAGTACAGGGGATGTTATTTTTCTAGAAAAACAAGAAGGTATCACTAAGAGAATACAATATAGTGAGTAGTTGAATTTAAAAAAAATAAATGTAAATAACAAAAATTAATATGCTTATATCACCGCTTCAAAGAAACTTACAAAGAAATAATTTTACAGCACCTGCTAGTCAACAACAAGACCTTACACCACCTGAAACTCAGCTCCCTAGAGCAATACAGTTTTACGCAGATTATAGTGGCTGCGGCTTCTGGAGAATGATCTGGCCAGAGCATCTTATTAATGCGTATAATAAAGGCGTCGTACATGGTAGTACAGTAATGTGTCTTGATCCAAGGTGGTATATACATACTAAGGTAGTTAGAATTCAAAGACAAGCAACATCACATCAAGTTGCGTTTGTAAAGTTTCTTAAAGAGGTACAAAAGCAAGTTGGCTTTAAACTTGTATATGAAATTGATGATTTAGTTTTTCATGAAGATATTCCTGAATATAATAAATTTAAACCTGCATTTACAGATCCAGAAATAAGAAAAAACATTTTAGAAATTATGGGTATGTGTGACGAGATTACAGTTACATGTCAATTCATGAAAGATTATTATACCTCTAAAACAGGTAACAATAATGTTACTATTATACCTAATTACCCGCCTAAGTTCTGGATTGGTAATCATTATGATTCGAAAATAATCTCTGAAAATTACGATCAATATTCAAAAAAGCCGAGAATCCTTTATGCAGGGTCTGGAGCACACTTTGATGTTGATAATAGAGTGGGTCAAAATGATGACTTTGCACACGTAATCAAGGCAATTTATGATACTGTTGATGAATTTCAGTGGGTATTTTTAGGTGCATACCCCTTACCGTTGAGAAATCTTGTGCAGTCAGGTAAGATAGAATTTCACCCGTGGGCAAATCTCTATAATTACAGTGAAAAAATTAAAAACATGAAAGTAAACATGATGGTTGCTCCTTTACAGGATAATAATTTCAATAAATCTAAATCTGATCTTAAATTAATTGAGGCAAATGCATTTGGTATTCCTATCGCATGCCAAGACATGTGTACTTACGAAGATGCTCCTTTTAAATTCAAAACTGGAGATGAAATGATTAAGGTTTGCAGAGATGTATTGAGTAAGAAGGGTAGATATATGAATATATCTGCAAAGGCGAGAGCCACCGCTAATACAAGATGGTTAGAAAATTCCGAAAACTTAGATTGTTATCAAGAACTCTTCACATTACCCTATGGTCATAAAGATAGAGTAAGAATAAATGCATTAAACGGTATTATCGTTTAATAAAGCTATAAAAAATATAGCTAAGACCTGGATAAGAAAGAAAAGTAATTAAAGGCCAGAAGATAGGTAGCTGTAATACCACGGTATATGCAGCTCCTATTATAATAGACAGCCAAAAACTACAACATATCCAGCAAGAAATTAACTCTCCTAAAACTTTATTCTTTACAAAAATAAAATCGTCAAACTGATCAGGCATTAGATCTCTTTTGAAGAATATTTTACCTAATGTATTTTTGAGAGGTGAAAAGAACCACAATAATAACAGACTATTAACATTTAATAGTCCTAAAATAAAATATATAATCATTGTTAACTATTTGTTGATGACATTATAAAAGTTAAGTATTTGTTTCTTAAACTTCTTTCTATACAGCTATTACATCCCCCTTGCTGCTTGTACGTTTCCGTTTCCTTATAATATTCTTCTCTCAATTTTTCACAATTATTAATGCTCTCAGGACATGGCTTATCTTTAATGAAAAAATTAATTTGATCCTCGTTCATATTAATATATAATATTATTTATTAAAAAATCCATATGAGTTACAGAAACGTTGCCTACAACCCAAAAGAAGAATGTATGACCTTATATACCTGGGACGAAAATGGGGCGAGAATATCTTGTGACATTTCCTTTAATCCCTACTTGTATGTAGAGTCAAATAACAAACCTGACGCGACGAGCATTTTCAATACCCAGTTAAGAAAGAAGGTTTTTCGAAGCCAATACGAGCGGAGTAAGTTTGTTAAAGAGTCTAATGTTAAAAGACTTTTTGAAAATTTATCTGTCAATCAACAATTTTTGATAGATAATTTTTATAAAGATTACGAAAAACCTGATTTTATTTCTAATCCTCTTAAGGTACTAATGATAGATATTGAGACGTATTCAGTAGATGAGTTTCCAGTACCTGAAACTGCGACACATGTCATTAATCTTATTACTTCCCATGATAGCTTAACAGATAGATATCATACCTTTGGTTTAAAGAAAGATTATACATCTAAGAATAAAAATGAGGTATATATTAGATGCAAAGACGAGCGTGAATTAATTCTTAAGTTTTTGGACTATTATACAAAAGATTACCCGGA